TGAATAGAAACACATTTGAGGTTCTACATCTACAATATCAGTAGCATCTAGCTCTAATTGAGTTATACCAGTCAATGGCAATAAATTGGTTAATTGCTTACTAAAATATACCATAGAACCATCATATTTGATAAGTCTAAAAGAGATAGTTTTACCGGTAATATTTACTGGTTTCTGTTCTTGGTTTAGGAACTGAAACTGAATCTTGTTTTCCACGCCCTTGTTTAGGGTTAAATCTTTTGCATACACGATATCATATCTCCTATTGCTAGAGCCGGAATACAACACTACTGTTTGACGTTGTGTGTAATAATAAACATTTGTTGAATACAAAATGAGACTCCTTTATCATATTTATGACAAATAATATAAAGACATTTTTGCCCGAATAAATACTTCCGAGAACTAAATAAATGCTTCATAACGACTTTTTCAAACGACTAACCGAGAACCACCCCTTTATAACGGTCTGCTCATACGCAGGCCAAGATTATGTAGGCATAGTTCAAAATAGAGATGATGTAGTAACTACCATCTACGACTATGGATCTATTATAGACCAAGTAATACGAGAAAAATTCTTAGAACTAGGGGATATATGGTGGTGGGAATCTAATAGATTAGTGCCCATTAATATGTTCTTAAAAGAAGATTGGATGATCTTTAAACCCTATCTAAGAACATTTAACAATAAGAGTCTGACTATATTACATGGTCCTATATGTAGCATGTTAGAACTAAGCAAACGTAAGTCAAAGCGTAAAAGTATTACCCTGGTCAAGAGGATACCCTAATTCATCAATCAAATTCATATGTACGACAACTAAATGAGCATATGCAATTGCGTGACTTTTCTTAAAACTATACCCATCAGTGCCTTTATCCCATACAGTTTTTGCAACTTCAGCCCACGTTAAACCAATTAAGTGTTTCTTTGCAGGACGAATGATAGACAAGAACATAGCTAGTCTAGGGATGCTATCTATAGGTTCTTTCATTTTCTTAATGCTATTATAGTGATTGTTTAAGTGAATCAAGTTTTCTACAAACTTTGCATCCTTTAACTTATCCCAATCAGGTTCACACATTAAGCACTTTAGATGTTCTTCACTTCTAACATAGTTATAAACATAAACATTTAACATATCTAATTTGAGATATCCACGTTGTTCTGCCTCAGAATAATCGATGTTAGCCATATCATTGATAGCATCGTAGGGTATATTAGTCACGTGAACACCTGTTGCATGTTTACGAATAGGATTAACCTTACGCATTGCCGCAGGCGTATGCTTGATAAGACTTAATATCTTATCTCGGTCACCAAAGTCAATATCAATGTCTGAATTAAATTTCATTTAGGTGGTGCAACTAGGCCTGCTTTAATTAATTTAGTATACGCTTTTTGTACAACAATAGCCTGACGTTCAGCATCTTCTACTGCTTTGTGACTAGTAGAATGCCCACCGTCTTTAAGACTAACACCTGCAATTTCATATAATGTACGTGTATCTCTAACTGTCCAGAAAGGCCAGGGGATAGGATTAGGTTTGTCTGATGTTTGTCTCCAAGCAGACTCCATAACTACACAATCAAATGATGCACCATTACTCCAAACAGCACGACGGTTCCAACAGAACTTATAAAGAGTCTCCATGCACTCGCTAAATGGCAAACGTCCCCCGTCTCCCATAGCTTCTTCAAGTGCTTCAGGGCTCTGCTCACTCCACCATCGTAATGTATCTTCATTGATACTCCTGTTATATATTTCTGTTTGATCCTCTACTGTAGGACGTAGTTCTAATCGTTCAACTACGCCACTACCTTTAGGATCGAATCGTACCGCACCGATGGTTAAGATAACACAGTTAGGTGTTGTATCTAAACTTTCAATGTCAATCATAATGTCATTTGCCATAATAATGCCGCTCCAATTACACCTGCACTGTCACCTAATTTTGCTCTATATATAGGTGTGTTGAATTCATCATTGAATATATTCTTTTTAACAGATTCAATGCCTTGAGTGAATAATATATCATTATTACTGATTCCTCCGCCAATTACAATACAATCCGGGTCTAATACTTGAACTAAATTAGAAACTGCCAACCCAAACTTATTTAAAAAACATTCTTGTATCTCTGTCATTTCCATATATTCTTTTGTGGATAGTTTTTTATTTGTAAGATTGTATGCCCATGTGTCAATTCCTGATCCGCTTAACCAAGTTTCTACACATCCAATTCTACCGCAACGACACATTATATTGTTACTAGGGTCTAATGTTGTATGTCCCCATTCACAACTTATGTTATGAAATCCTTTATGTAGCATTCCATTAATCACTATGCCGCCTCCCACACCCGTACCTAATATCATTCCGAATACAGTATTATATCCATTGCCTACCCCTAACAATGATTCTGCTAAAGCAAAACATTGACTATCGTTGGCAATTTGTATCTTACGATTTAATCTAGTTTCCAACATACCTACAAAATCTGTATCGTTTAAAAATCCTATGCTAGAATTTATCATTAAACCGGTTCTATTGCTTATGGATCCCGGCATACATACTCCCAATGTATGTTCTGTTGTATTAGTATACAGTATAGCTTTATTATAAAGAACTTCTATTTCTTCGTATACAGAACCTGTAGGAAGACGTTCTCTAAACAATACCTCATTTGTAGTTGATAACACACAACACTCAATTTTTGTTTTACCAATATCAACACCAATCTTATTCATAATCATCTAAACCCATCGTAATGAAAACCATATTGCGTCTGCTTCTCTATCAAATTGAATGTTACAATATGATTCACCTTGAGTAACAACCTCGGGATGAAATGTCATATGCCACCCTTTACCATGCCAAAAGATTATAGGGTTACTATGTAACATAGGTCCTACATTCTCTATCAGTAAGTGTAACACTAATGCCCATGGTTTGTAAACCTTTATGATCACTGCCATTTTAGTAGAAACCATTCTAAATCTTTTTGTTCTTTAAACCAAAACTTGCTGTTGTTAATATACCATCGTGCGTTAGGAGTATATACTCCGGGCATATTATCGGTGCCACTGCGACCAAAGGTGTCAATACACCAATCTTCCATTAGTATCCAATATTGATTGGACTTTTTATTATTTAATACCCAATCAAAACTAGGATAAGCAGTATAATATTTTGACCCAAATATCAAACCTTCTTCTAATATTAACTCCACTATGTCCACCTCAATGCAAAATAACTAGCATTGCTATCATTGTAAAAGGTAAATCTTGCATGTCGTTTTACAATAGGGTCATGGCTAAAGTTGTCATACTTCTCTTGGTAGTAAGCATAATCAAAATCAACACCCTGTATCCAACCCATGTTTCGTAACTCATGGCCTATTTCCATAGTTCTTTTAGCAGTAATGTATAGGATAACATCAGCCATATTATCCCCATCTTAACTCAAAATGAATAGCATCACGCTCATCCTTAAAGTAAAAATCCATATAATCTTCTGTTGCATGTGTATCAAACTTATCTCCGGGCAAACCAAATGTCTCTACCGCCCATGCACATTTTTGATTCCATGTAGGAATGTCATGATTTGTTTGCCATGGAATGCGAACCCTAGTACCCGCCTGCATTCAATAACTCCTTGATTTGTGTAACAAGTTCTGGCTCACGTCTAAACTTTAACGTCCATTGTTCTGGATTAATATAATCAATAATCATTTTAACATGATCCGAATTTAATGTGTCTAAGAAATGTACACCACTGTCACTCTGATACAACATCCAAGGACTAATCTTACCAGTTGTAATTGCATAACAAATCTTATTTACGTTACCATATCTTAGAATATCATGAGGTAGTATATGTTCTGCTTGTGCTAATTCAATTGTATACTGAACACTACGAGTAATTGCATCATACGCATCCTCAACTCTAACATACTCTTGCAAAAATTTAGTATAGTTAGTGTCAGTTGCCCAATTATCAAGCTTGATTTGGTCTCGCAATAACCAATCAACATACCTGCTGATGTTGATGCAATTTGTATCTACACAATATGTTCCAAACTTTGCAAATGCAATATAGTATGGACTCTTAATAAACTCTAGCTGAGTCTTTGTCTTTTTAGTTGCGGTGTGTTTGGTATAGAACTGTACAAAGGACTGATATGCAATACGATTGCTTTGCTTGTCTTTTTCTAACCAACGATGTTTAGTCTCACATATATGAGTAAGCAGAGTCCGTTCTTTTATAAACTCCCTGCTACAAAACTCACAACTGTGCTTAACCGATTTAGTTTCCTCGGCTTCTTTCGTACTTTTCAATGTCGGCATGTGTAATTAATTGGCTTAATAATTCTATGTCAGATAGTTTGAGATGAGGATAAATTTGTGCTAGATAACATTTTTTTTTGTTGTCATCTATAAATGCTTCTGTGATGGCAGCTAGATCATCACTAGATGCACCTTTGTATACTTTACTGTAGTATTCTTTAATGTCTTTTGCTTTAGCTGGTTCTTTTAACGATGAAACTTTGCCAGACATGTGAGGTATCCACTGATGGAATTGCTTACCCATGCCAGGGCTGGCCGCACATAACATCATCCATTGTAGTTTAGGATGCCTCTGTACATATTCATTGAACAGATGTTTGTTTGCCGCACACTCTGTACTCATTACATAATATGCACCCAACTCACCTGATGCTTTTATAGCACTCATCCAATGTGTCATCATATAGGGAACAAACTTTTTTTGTTGTTCTTCTGTTAGCCTATCATAATAACCATAGTCTTTCTTGTCCATAGCTGTAAGTGCATCAAACAAGTCAAAGTCTTGTGCTACAAATTTTTCATCAATAGGGGTACTCTTTTTAGTTGCCATTATTTCTTCTACGCTTTGACTCCAATGAACTAACTTGAACAAATTCCCAGTCTATCATCAGAAAGCCATTGAATAGTCTACTATTTCACAGTTTCGACTAATTTCTTTTACAAAAAATACACATCGTGGTTTGGGGCCATCATCAATAGGCACACATAAGAATTGTCCATTTTTTAATCGAGGTGCATACCATGTTACATCTTGGTAAATATCTACAATGTCAATATCCTGAAAGCTAGGTCTGAATGCACTCAATGGGTTGAATTCAAATGCTTTGAATCCTCTGTCATTGATACTAGTTAAAGGTAATGTTTCTAAGTCACCCATGTCAGGTTCACCGATAAGTATTTGCCAATCTACCGGCATCTTAATTTGTTTATCACCAATTCGTAATACTAATGCAGGACTATTAAATGATTCTAAGAATATTAATGGTATGTAATGATAGTCAACGTTTTGTGGATTACTATTGTCTAGTATAGCAAAACGCAAATCGTCTACTTCTTCGGGTAATGTTTCTAAGTTATAAAAACGGTCTTCTAATGTTAAAATTCTCATGTTGTTATTCTATCACAATCTTATCTGTATGTCAACTTTTCTAAGTCGAAAGGGTAATTAGCTTCTTTATAAAAAGTCTTACGTTGGGTCAAGTGCCGTTTAGCAAACTTACAACTACTGGTTATGTCGTAGATTTGTACATGGTCTTTATCTTCTGCTTTACGAATTCCTCGACCGATGCTTTGGATAACACGGACGAATGATTTTCCAGGTTCAATGAGAACCAGATTAAAAATCCTAGGTATGTTGATACCAACAGCAGCCACACCATATGTTGCCACAATAATTTTATTACTTGAGGTTGCAACTTCGTCATATTCTTCTTTCCTTTCATTCATATTGGTAGCACCGCTAACAAATACACTACCGGGTAATCTATTAACAATCTCTTTTCCTGCATTAACCCTATCAACAAGGATCAATGTATTGCCTGTATTATTGATACCACTGATTAAACTAGCAATCTTATCTAATCGTTCACTATCTTCTAGTAAGTGTTTCAATTCACTCTGATAGTTAGTAAACTCTTTCCCATCTTGTAATTGCATAATATTAACGTGACAACGTGCTAATACACCCTGATCTTGCAATTCACTTG